CGCTCGAGGGAGTCGCGTTGCATGGCTTGGCGGAGGGTTTCGGGGTTGCCCTGAATCCCGATGCGTGATCACAGCATGGGCCAAAACCAATCCAGGCATGCGCCATCCCTATCACAAAGAGCTTCTGCTCCGCCAGGCCCTGTCCCGCCTAGCAAAGCAGGCCAGGAGATTGCCTATGGACCGTTAACCCCGGCGACCCTAATCTACAAATAGGAGAAACCAAAATGTCGACGCCCGTAACCGTAAACATGGAAATCCCGACCGAGGCAATATACGAAGCCTTCGCCCAGGAACACACCTGGACCCGCATGCTGGACATCGGCAGCGCCACCGCCCTGTACCAAAGGCTGGACCGTGCTGGCCTGATCGCCGACGACCAATTCTCAGAATACCTCGGACCGTCAAGCCAAATGACCGGAACCTACAGCATCGAAAGCACCACCGGCCAGATGAAAACCCCCTGTCAGCCCGTGAAATACATAGTCAGTGAACACGAAGGATGCACCTGTCCCGACGCCCAAGGCCGAGCCCCGTCAGGCTGGTGCAAGCACCGGCTGGCCCTCTGGATAGCTCACAATCTCCCAATGCTAAATAACCTTTCCGCCAGGAGACTAGCAGCATGATCATCACCAAAATTTCAGCCAGCATCCGAATGTCCCGCCAAACAGACGGCGGGACCTGGGCCACCGTGGAGCTCAGCGCAGAAGCCGCCGCTGTCGAGCAGGAAGATACCCCCTGGCAAGAAATCCAAGCCCAACTCTACCGCGACCTCAAGGCCCAACTAACCGAACTCTGGAATTGCCCGGTTAAAGACCGGCCAGCCAACGGCAAAGCTCCGCCGGCCAACGGCGCAAATCCCACTCCGGAGAAAGGCGCGACCCCGCCAAATCAACGCCCCGACGTGGACCAACGAACCGGAGAAATCACCCGATGCCCCGACCACGACCGGGCCGAACCCTCAGAGAAAGGAGGCGGCCTATACTGTCCTCAGAAGCTACCCAACGGCAAATACTGCCCCTGGACCCACGGGAAGCCCCAACGCCAGACCAGAAGGAGATAGCCATGCTTGAACAGGAAATAACCGTCAGGACCCGAATCGGCCAAGCACTTACAGAAACCATCGCCGCCCTCGTAGCCGCTGGATTTGACGAGTGCCAATCCTGCGGAGACTACTACTTGTCAAAAAGAGAATGTCCTTGCCTCGAAAACGACCCGGCCTACAATCCCCAAGAGCGCCTCAAAAACCAACAGTAACCCCCAGGTCCTCGAGACGAAGGCCGGATCTCCCGAGAACTCCGGCCTTTTCTTTTACCCCTACCACATGTGGTATAATGGCCCAAAATTCGACACCCCACCCCCACAGGTGGTAGGGGCAAATGGCCACAGAGCACCCCACCCGCTTCAGCTTCACAATCACCACCGGCGCCGTCGACCGTAACGGCAACATCGCCGACATCGACGGCTGGGAGCTATCCACCTACAACTCAAACCCCGTCGTGTTCTTCAACCACCACTGGCACCAACCCCCGATCGGAAAAACCGTCTCCCTGGACCGCCAAGGCGACGCCCTGGTAGCCACCATCCAGATGGCCCCCACCCAACTAGGCGACCAAATAGGGCTCCTGTTAGCCGACGGCTATATCCGTGGAGCCAGCGTGGGGTGGAAGCCCCTAGAATTCGACCTCAGACTAAACGAGCGTGGGTTCCCCACCGGCATCCACTCCCACCGGCAAGAGCTCCTGGAAGTCTCAATCGTCGGAATCCCCGCCAACCCCGAAACCCTCCGCCAAGCCATGCAACGCGACTCCCTCGAGCGAGACCTGAACAACCCGGGAACCAGCCAAACCCCACCGGTCCTGGGAGACATAGACTGGATGGCAGCTATAATCTCCGACCACACAGATCCCAAGAATTACACGGCAGCCGAGAAACCCGACTCTCGGTCGACCGAGCCCGCTATACTAAGCGCCCTTCAAAACCTTAACCGGAAACTACGAGGTGCCCAATGAGCCAGCCAGCCGTCCCCCAAGTAATCGCCGAAGAAATCGCCAGCGTAAGCAACTTCCTCGAAACAAAACTCGCCCAGCGAGTAGAACCCCTAGAGGAAGAAATCGCCCGCCTAAAGCTCAAAGTTGCCGAGACGCTAGACCTCTCGAAAGAAGTCCGCCGCGCCGAGCTCATGCGGGGCATCACCGACCGCCTACGGGTGCCAGACGGTAAGTACTCCGGCATGGACGCCCTGGACCTGGCCATCGTCGGCTCCGTGCTGAACGCCCAAATTACCAGCCCTATGGGAATTAACCCCGGAATGCTGGCCGACTGGGAAGGAAACCTGAAAGCCGCCCTGGATTCCACCACCGCCGGCTCCGGCGACGAGCTTGTGGACACCCAAGAAGCCAGGGAGCTATGGGACGACGTGAACCTGGAAACCGCCGTCGCATCCCTGTTCAACACCATCCAGATGCCCTCCAACCCCTTCCAGATACCGGTCCAGCTAGGGGACATCAACTGGTACCCGGGCACCGAGAACGTCGCCACCAAGAGCACCACCCTAGCCACAAACCGCCGAACCATGACCGCCTATGAGCTGGTCGCGGAGGTCCCCTGGTCCTACGACCTTGACGAAGATTCGGTCATCGCCATGATGGAAGAGCTGCGCCGTAGCCTCCAACGCAACGCCGCAGAAGTCATTGACGACGTGATAGTCAACGCCGACACCACCCTAACAAACAACATCAACGCCGACGGTGCCACCATCGCCGCCACCGACGCCGGTAAAGCCCAATGGCTTCTCGGCTTCAACGGCCTGAGACACCTACCTCTAATCACTGCCACCGGCCGGCGCAACGACCACAACGCCGCCGTCGACGAGGACATGTTTAACGAGCTCCGGAGGCTGACTAAAAAGTACGGCGTCCGCCCCTCAGAAAACGCATTCATCACCGACATCAGCACCTACCTAAAATCGCTGACCCTCACCAGTGTTCAGACCCTCGACAAATTCGGACCCCAAGCCACCATCCTCACCGGCCAGCTCGGCGCCGTCGAAGGCATCCCCCTCATCGTATCCGAGCAAATGCTGCTCACCGACGCCGATGGTTTGGTCACCGACGGCACCGACGGCACCGTCGGAGGTCTCCTACTGGTGAACCGAACCCAATGGCGCATCGGCTTCAAACGCGAGCTCACCATCGAGACCGTCCGCGACCCTCAAAAGCGCCAGAACATCATGGTGGTCAGCTTCCGGATCGCCCTCCAAGACCAAACCGGCGAAGCCTCCACCCAAACCCACACCGCCCTGCAGTTCAACATCACCGGAGTCTAAACCAACAGGTAGGGGCAGACCTATGTGTCTGCCCCTAAACAGGAGCGCCAACCATGCCACTAACAGACCCGATCCCCGAGTTCCTGGAGTACAACGCCAAACACGTAGTCATCTGCCTGGGGACTCACCTACTGGCCTCCGCCCTGGTCATCAAGGTCAACATCCCCTACTCCCACAAGATCATCAAGGTACGCTCCCACATCAACGTAGCACCCAGCGCCACCGCCACCGTGGGAACCATCAAAGACAAAGACGGCACCTCCTTTACCGGCGGCGTCCTAACCATCGCCGCCAGCGCCGCCGTCGCCGAACGCGACACCTCCACCGACATCACCGCAGGCAGCACCCAGTCCCAGGCCAAGGACAGCGATGTCCAACTGGACCTGGACGGCGGCCCCACCTCCGGAGAAGCCACATTTTGGCTAGAGCTCGAAAGAACCGACCCGTAGGCACGAATCCAGTACGGGCAGACCTGCGTGTCTGCCCAGTCTGCCCAGCCAACAAAACAAAGACCCTGAGAGCCACGCACAGTCTCGAAACAAGCCTGAGCCACCCCTCAGCTCCCGAGCTTTCAGGAAGGAACTAACACCAATGGCCGGTTACAGCGAAGGCTCCCACGACAGCCCCGTCGACGTTAACGACCGCCTGCAGCGAGTCGGCAGCAAGTACCAGGCCGCCGCCCCAGCCGTAGCCGACGGCGATAACGTCTACCTCCTGGTAGACGCCGCCGGCCGCACCATCGTCAAACAGCAGTACGTCCCCGACACCTTCAAAATGGTCGACGCCGTAGCAATCACCGCCGGAACCCCCGCCACCATTTGGACCCCCGCATCAGGAAAGAAGGTCAGGCTACTCGGTTGGCGGCTATCAGTCAGCGCCGCCGCAGCTCTAGAGTTTCAAGACTCCGCAGCCGCCGGGACAGTCATCACCCAAAGCCCACTACTCGCCATCGCAGGCATCGACGTGGCCGAGAATATCGGCGAGGGTGTGGCCCTAGCCTCCGTCGACAACACCCTGGACCTGGACGTTACCGCCACCGCTACCGTCTCCGGCATGGTCTGGGGAATAGAGGAATAATGTCCGTAGTCTCAGGCACCCTCAAAGTCACCAACGCCGGCACACGAGTCCAGGCCAGCCACAAGGACAACGTGAGCACCGTCGTGTTCAAGGCCCGCTCCGACAACACCGGCGATGTATACGTGGGCGGCTCCGACGTTTCCAGCACCGACGGCATGACTCTCACCCCGGGCGAGTCCATAACCCTGCAGAGCCGAAACGCCATTTCCACGTCCCAGTACTACGCCGACGCCGCCAACAACAACGACCAGGTCGACTACCTCGGGAGCCTCTAATGACCACACCAAGGCAGGGACACCGGCCACCCTTGAGGCCGGTCCTCGAAGCCTACACAGCGGTCACAGGAGCAACGTACACAGCCAAGGCGGGCGACCGGGTTATAGGGGTCAACCGGGCCGGAGCAGTCACCGTAACCCTTCCCACGGCCGAGGTCCGCCCAGGCCGCGTCTACACCGTCAAAGACGAGTCCGGCGCCGCCGCCACCAACAATATCACCGTCGCCACCGAAGGCTCCGAGAACATCGACGGCTCCGCCACAAACGTCATCGCCACCGACTACGGCGCCACCACCTATTATTCCGACGGGACCAACTGGTTTGCCCTTCCCTTATTCCTACAGATAACACTAGGCACAACCCCATCCACTCAAGCCCACGGCGACGCCGCCGCCGGTGGCTCGGACTCCACAGGCTCTAAAAACGACCACAAGCACGCCATGCCCACCGCCGGCGGACTCTCTAAAACGTCTAAGGCCAGCGGCTCCACGGCGGTCAATGCCAACACCCGCTCAGACGTTAATACCTACGTCGCAACTGACGCTGTCCATACCCATCTATATGATGCTCGACGGAGTACAGGTGGGTCCCGCATAGTACAAAGTGGTGCGTTGGCAGAAGGCGATGAAACGATAGCAGCAACAGTTGTTGCGTCGCTTGGCCGTGCAAATGATGGGACAGTTAGCGATGTAATACATCTCACCAATGGAGAGGGGGCTAGCGAGACATTTGACTGGGAGGTCTTTTTGGTATCCTAATGGCTAAACTGCTAAAGCTCCAAAATCCACCTCCACCTAGCCTGCCTGAACGGATAATAGTTGAGGATTCGGACGGTCTCTTTAAAGAGGTGGATGCCCAAGGAGAAATTATTCAAGTATTTCAACCCGTTTTCTGTGCGATGGCTGACATGGCTGCGGTGAGGGCTGTTCCGTTGATTCCCTGGCTCAAGGCGTAGCCTTCTAGGGCGGCGATGGTCAGGACCCCGAGGGCGGCGACGGCGGCCCAGCGTTTGTTGGCTTTGGCGCGGGCGAAGGGGGTCATGGCGTCGTTTTCCGGAGGGTTAATATACCGGTCGTGGGATTGCAACGGTATCGGTCGATTATGTCCTTCAGGCTTAGTCCTACAAACTTTGGTGAGCGGTTGTCTCCTAATACCGCGGTCAAGTCCACCTCTTTATATCCTTCTGGGCATTGGTGTACCGGCAGGCCCAAAACATGATGGGCCCACGAGAACTTGAGCC